ATGTTTAGGGCCGTTTTCCGGTCATTAAGGTCATGGTCATTAAGGTCATTAAGGATTTTAACTTCTCTATTCTGGTAACACATTAGCGCTTTTTGATAACACATTTGTAACACACATGGATGATTTCTCAATACGTCGAATTCATAACATATTGATTAACAGCTATTTACAAAAAGAGTATATAAAAGAGAAATAAGTGATAAAATATATTTAAAAACAAAAAAAGAACAACAGAGATAAGTACCTATGAATAAGCAACTTACTACTATTGTTCTCTCACGCTATTTTGTACAAATAAGTTTCATTTTGCTTATTATAGTGATTCCGTTGGGGTCACAACCAATTTCTCACAAATCTGTCTATATCAGCCACTTATCTTTCGGGCGCAAAGATAGTGATAACATTTTTATAACACAAATTTTTAATTACTTTTTAACTATATTTTGCAAAAGTTGAAATTTGGCGGTTTCAAATACTTTTCTTACTTTTGCACTCGTCAATGTGACGATTGATATAAGACTTCGATATTCTACCTGTATTCAATAGGTTCAATATAAATCACGAAATCCCTAGGTCGGCGTCACACGACTTGGGGATTTTTATTTTCCCCGAGTTTTTTGGCAAGACATACGAGGTTCCATCAGTATCGTCCTCTTCGGTTTACCTGCCGATATATAAAACGACCCTAACTTAGATAGATATATCCCTTCAGTCCTGCTCTGAGCAACCAACCTCAACAGGCAACGCACGACCGAAAGGTTATCCACTGGGATGAAGAAGGCTTGCGGAATGGCTTTTCTATACCTAGGTAAGACTTTTGATATTTGGTACTCTTTGAGTAGGTAAATATATAATTATATAAAACCAAATTTCAAGTCGGTCAATCCTCGCTCCCTAGTGGTGTGCGGAAAAGGGTTGGGTGTACCCTTAAATGAAAGTCGAACTAAAAATTATAGATTATGAAGAAGATTAAATGGAAAGTGATGTTGTTTGTAGCTTGGCTGCTCTCAACGCTTATGATTCTCAGCCTAAGTCTTAGGGCAGTTAGCAAGGCAGACACCATCTTGAACCTTGTAGGAGTGCTAGGCTTTGTCCTATGGATATTGTTCTCAATCGCGACAAATTGTTTAACGTTCAAAAATAAAAAAGACAATGAAAAGAAAGATTAATCAATTGTGTTTGTTTATGCTGCTAGGTGCAGCGTTGTTTTCAACTACTTCCTGCAGCGAGCGTGTGGATGCCGGCTCTGAGGGAATCTTGGTAAACCTCTATGGCTCTGACAAAGGCGTAGATGATGTAAGTCTTGTTACCGGTCGTGTGTGGTACAATCCTTTCACCGAGGAGGTGTACGAGTACCCTACCTATGTGCAGACTATTGACTATCCGGCATTTACCATCAATGCCAAGGACGGCTCGGAGTTCACCGTGGATCCTACGGTCTCTCTCAAAATGGTGGATGGTAATGCGCCAAAGGTATTCAAGAAGTACCGAAAGGAGTTGAAGGACATTGTGAATGGTACTTTGTTCAACTACGTGAAAGATGCCTTCCGCATTCAGCTGAACAAATACACAACCGACCAAATCGTCAGCAATCGTGATTTGGTGGAGAAAGCTATTGAGGCTCAACTCAGCAAGGCTCTCGCCAATGAGCATTTCCATTTGGAACAGCTTACTTCTGGCTTGAAATATCCAAATTCGATAGTTGAGGCGGTCAATCAGAAAAACAAGGCTATTCAGGAGGCTCAACGTGCGCTCAATGAGGTGGCAGTAAAGAAGGCTGAGGCTGAGAAGATGCTTGTGCAAGCAAAGGCTGAGCGAGAGGCAAATGAGTTGAAGACAGCATCCCTTACTCCGGCTATCTTGCAGAAGATGTGGATTGAAAAGTGGGATGGTAAGTTGCCTGTATATGGTAATGTTCCACAAATGATGATGGTTAAATAAACTAATTGCCATCTCTTCGGAGGGGGCTTTTTAATTATAGCGTATGAAAGAAGAAGATTTAAAGAAGGCTATTGAGTTGAAGAATAAACTTGATAGTGAGAGAGAACTTTTGCAGTTTGCAAATAGCCATTATGTGGATGTAAGAGTTGAACTTGATGAAAACAGCGACCACGGACGTATTCTTAACATAGATTACCTTCTCGATAAGGATGTTATCAAAGGACTGAGAGCGATGGCTATCGCCAGCATCGAGAGGAAAATTAAAGACTTACAGGAAGAATTAGAAAAATTGTAGGCTTATGGGAAGTTTTATAAAAGAGCGTCTTATTTTTGCATACTGCTGGACGCATTCGACAGGTAGATGTAAGGATTGTACTTGTTGTTACACCTTCAAGAAATGTAAGGACTTCGTAAATTCTTTTTGGAAGATACGCCGCTACAGGCATTATCACAAGACAAAAGCGAAATATCCTACTACGCTTGCTGAGTTCAGAAAAATAGTTCGTCGTTAAAATTTATAGCTTATGGAAGTTGAAAGATATTATTATGCAGTAGCATCCTTCATGCGTAAGGATGACAAGATTAGCGTCAGTTCGGTTACGTGTAGCGTTAAAGGGGAAGAAAAGGATATTAAGTTCTATCCTCTCATGAACATCATCACTAGTACGGAAGAGAAATTCAAGGATGATATGGTTAGCAGAACAGTAGTCATTCAGAGTGTTATTGAAATTAGTAAACAGGACTATGATGCTTACAATGAACGCATCGCTAAAATGAACAAGATAGCATGAAATATACAGAAGATTATCCGCATAGACCTATCCTAGGTAAGGCTGGCGAGTTCGTTGATATTCTAAGCAGAGTTCCTGCTGATACGGATATTGTACTTGATGTTGATACCTACTTTTCTAGGGATATTGCCCCAAGTGCATTGGAAATTTCGTTAAGCGGCTATCGTCCGTTTGAACATATCATTCAACTCAAAAATGATGGAACGTTAGAAAACACGTTGAAAGTCAATATTCGTGCAGAATGGAACAGAGACGAAAACATGGCAGAAGGTGAGATTTTTACTGCGCTATTCTATGCGCTTAGGGAGGTCTTACACAAACGCGGACAATATGATACACGTAAGTTACCTAAGGAATACTCTATCGCCAAAACCGCTGCAAATAACCCATGTGCGTTCTTCGATATGCTCAACGAATTTCAGAAGAAATACAAAGGTAAGAAAGAAAATCATAAAGAAGACGGAAAGGTTGATAAAGGTAATGGATAAGTATTTGACTGATGCCAAACTGCGTTGGGCACAGGAAGAACTTCTTCAGAAATTGCACGATGCAGCTGAGCGCCATAAAAGAGTGGTGATTCTGAAAGGCAGAAGGTTTGTTTAGTAAAACTATTGCGTATGAAAAAGGAAGATAGAATCAAGGTTTGGGAGAAGTACGGCCATCATTGCGCATACTGCGGAAAAGAAATAAAGTTCGAAGATATGCAAGTAGACCATTTCGTTCCTAAGAATCGTGGAAACTATTCACGTTGGAGTGATAAGGAAGGTAAGTATGTCGTTTCTCATGGTGAGGATATTATGGAGAATTACATGCCTTCTTGCCGAGCCTGTAACTTTAGAAAGCGGGATATGAATATCGAACAATTCCGTGAATCTATAAAGGAACAGGCTGAAGGTTTGCTTAGAGGTGCAGCAAAGTTCCAAGTAAGTATGAGTATTGCTTATGGTCTACTTACCCCTTCTTTCGATAAGCCTATCGTATTCTATTTTGAGGAATGTATAAATTACAAAGATAGACTTACGAAATACATTCAAGGAAGGCTGTCTGAATCATTAAATGTTGACGATTATGAACCAAACAAGTTAGCGTTAACTAACCTTTTGTGGTTTCTTGATAAGGTAACAAGTAACGAAGTGATTGTCGCAAAGCTTAAAATCATGTCTGATACAGACAGGAAACGAAAGAAATACCTTTCTAGGTATGATGGTAACGAATCATTATACGATGATGAATATTCCAAGGCAGAAAGTACTATAGCCAAGGAGTGCTTGAAGTATTTACAGAACAAAAAAGAAGTAGCGTATGAAGATAAGATTAGCAAAAAAGATAGCGCATCATGATAAAGATTTGCGTCCAACTTATCACCTTGCTTATGGGAATAAAATTTATGTATTGAAAAAAGTTATAACAAGATTAAATAGGTATTTAAGAAAGAGAAAGCGAGGTGGGCATGAAGGTTAGACTGGCTAAGAAACAAATGAAGAAGGCTCGTCCGTATTGGGAAAGTCAAGGTTACAGGTTTAGGCGCAAGGCTAAGATAATCAGGTATTCGTTGAAGTCTTTGCTTGGAGATTATAGCACTAAATGGATATACTACTGCTTTGTTAATATGGATGGGCGAATACAAAATCACTTTCCTATCCGGACAAAGTCAAGAAGAAAGCGAGGTAAGCATGAGAAGACTACTCTGTAAGAAAGTGTATAAGGTGGAACGTCTTTGGTGTTATAGCAGATACTATACTGCCAATATCACAGGATTGTTGTACGTGAAAACGAGAAAATTCTTGTGGTGGGAATTATCACCAATCCTATACATAGAAGTAAAGGTTCCATATATAGACGAACCATTTTACGATGGTGAGTATGGTACGAATAATCGCCTTTCATCCCTCGAAGTCCAAATGAGGGCAGAAATGGAAGTTGTCAAAGATAAATTCCAAAGAAGATTAGATAGACTTATTAAAAGAAAAAGCAGAGCCTAGTGCTCTGCTTTTTCCTTGTCTTCACGTTCTCGTTTCTCGGCTATCGCCTGTCTGATCCATTCGGCTTTGTTGCGACCGAGGGATTCGCAAAACTCAAACATATCTTCGTTTACATGCGTAACAACCCTATGGATGAGGGCAGCTGTCCCCTTGCTCGGTGTTCCGGCTCGCTCTCTGCGGCCACCCCACCCTGGATGCTGACTGACCTTGCATTGCTGAACCTTGCCCTTGCTATTGATGCGGAACTTCATTTTCAGCCGGTCATTTACCCAAACTTCAGCAATTACCGCATCGGGCGTCTGCTGAAGGGTAGATTTGGCGATGCCGATAAGATAGGATTTATCCTTGAAGAAGGTCTCAGTCTCATCGAGTATCGCCCAATCATCGTAGATTATGATTCTTGCCTTTTCCATATCCTTAACCTAATATTGCCATCAATATCGTGAATAAGAAGATGAAGAGTACAAACCATTCCTGTTTACTCATTGCTTACCTCCTTTCTTCTGATAGGCTCGAACCCTACGGATAGCCTTTGCGATTCTGTGGTCTTCGCCCAAGCCATAAGCGTAAGCCATGATTCGTGGTCTCCAAAAATAGTTTTTCTTTCTACAAAGTATCTTCTTCGCCTGTCGTAATTTCATTTCTTACCTCCTTTCTTATCGAATTTATTGCCGATAACTTTTAGTTGCCTATTACGCAACATTCTCCCTAAAGTGTTTGGATAGAGAACAGGGTGTTCTGTATCGACCAAACTAAAACTAGTGTTGTCTTGATTCCAAACTACTTCATAGATGCTGCCTGTATCCTCGTATTGTCTGAGCAAATCATGCTCATAGATAGGAAATCCGTTACAATCCCTTGCACCTGTAAACTGGCAGAGGGTGTTGGTGTCAATCAAATATGAGTTTATTACGCCAAGTTCTTTGTGGTTAGAAAAAACTTCGCTATTTCTGATAGTAGGGGAACAATCAACCCACGCACCTGTTCTTACTCGTATTGCCTTGAAATTGATTTCGCTCATTTCTCCCCTCCTTCCTCGATTACTCCTATCGGTTTGATGTCGTTCACGCTTTCGTCCTCGGTGAAGAAGGAAACCTTCATCGTGTCGCTCACGTAAGCCATGGCCACAACATCTTCATGTGCGTTCTTGATGATACAGATGTCTCCTCTTACCTCGTTCTGCATTTTCAGATACTTCACGGCTGCATCCTTCACCGCCAAAGGATTCATTTTCTTTGTTATCGTCTCCCCTGACTGAGGGAAGACGAAGATAAATTCTTGCTTATTCATATTCTTAAAACTCAAATAATTCTAGTTGTACATATCTCTTCTTCGGGAGTAACTTTTCTATCTCCTTCAGTATCTTAGCTGCGCTCTTACAAACAGAACTATTCCGGTTGCGCTCTTGCTCTATCTGTACGTTAAGCCAATGCTTTGCCCAATTCAAAGCATGCTCTATGGCATCTTCCTGTGTCTTGAACCAATTCGTGTTGCTGAGGTTAGTTCCAAACGCCCCTCCTCTATCTGCTAGCATGTACGTCACACCATACGTCCACTTTCCTCTAACATAAGCTGTGGATATTTCGATATGTGGGATTCCGCTGCCGATTTCTGTCTTATCAGGATTCGTGCATACGCCGAACTCGTTGAATAGAAATTTCTTTATCATGATTCCATTTCACTTTCTGTTATTAACAACTCATCAAACATAATACTATCCTTGCATGAGCAGCTCCATGATGATTCATCCTTGTCTTCAGACACTTCATAGTTATCGGGATATTCCTCCTTGTAGAAGTCTAGGATATTATTCTCCTCTTCTGCCATCTGCTCCTTTGCTGCGGTCTTGGTGGAGTAAACTCCGATAACATTAACGCCCGAATAATCTTGATTGTCTGCTCCGTGCTTAATCAACACAAATACTTTCTGTTTCTTCATCTTACTCGCCCTCCTATTTTTGTTTATCAGTAATCAACTTGCGTTGTTTAGATATAACCTCACCTGCGTTCTTATCATGCACTCCTTCGTAAAGTCCAAGGTTCATCATAATGATGTTTAGTGCAGGATCATTAATCTCAATAGCCCTTTCTGTGAGTATTCCAAGCACGCGTGCCAAAATCGTAAAAGTCACAGGATAAGGAGTGCTTTTAGAACACTCAGCTATCTCTTTCAATAGCCTTGGCATATCAACCTTCCATACCATATCGTTCATGACATAGTCCCGAACTTCCTTGCTTTTGATTTTCTTCATATTACTCGCCCTCCTTCCCTTCTACTACATCAAACGAAACACTATCCAACTCGCCTATGCCTTCCAAAGCACCACTATCGTACATTTCTCTTACGCGCCTTTCAGCGTATTCCTGTGAATCGGAAGAAAATTCCACCTTGTAGGTAATTTTCTCTACGATTTCTATTACATACCTTTTCATAATCAAATCCTTTCTTTAAAAATTAATACTTGGTGGGCGGATGGTACGTTGCAACCATCTGTAGCGGCTTGAATACCGCATTCGCCCTATATATAACAACAACAACTTCTATTTTATCTTCTCGTTTATCTTCTCAAGACAAGTGCTCTTGTCTACTTGCATTCCGTTCGGCAGAAAGAACCTCTCAGTAAATGAGGTCTGCTTGATGATGAACGTTGTACGTGCCCTGTATCTCCGTCCGAACTTGTCAACGTAGATGGCTCCCTTGAAAAATTTTATGATTATCGTCATATTGCTTACATCTCCTCTACAATATCTTCAAAACTCTTCTTCTTAATCTCCATGGAAATCAGACTTGCTATGTCTAAGACCTTCGTTTCCTCGTACTCTCTGGACGTATCGTCATGGATATATATACAGAAACTATCTATCTCGTATCTGTCGCTATTGAACAGAGTATAGCTTGATGTAGGAAAGCGGAAAATGATTCTGCTCCAATCCTTTTTATCCAACAGATTTTTAACAACTGAATTAATCATACTCAAAAAGGTTTGTGAGGGAGATTTCTCTCCCTCGGGTTAAACTTACTCCTTCATCAAACTCTCTACAAGTTCCTCCTTTGTGGCGAAGACGTCTGTACCATAGGTGTATCCATTATCATGTTTTAATAAAAGTTTGCAACACTCCTTGTCTTTGTCTTCTCTCTTCTCAAGAACGATGCGAGAAATCGTCTTCTCAGCTATCTTGTTATCACGCATGAGGAAAACCTGCTGACCAACATAGAAGTTGGTTGTAAGATGCGTCTTTGCTCGTTCCTGTACTTCCCAATCAGACGATAATTCCATACATGCGTACACTTCCTTGCCTTCTGAGAGGTCTTCGGTGATGTGCTCGAAGATTTCCTGTTCTGTAGGCTCTCGCTCTTCTCCGGTCTCTTCATCATCGATGGTGTAAACATCATATCCCCAACCTTCCTTGTCTACAAATTTGAGTCCGGCTGCCTGTGCCTTTACTACATCTTGTATGGTGTTAATCTCAACTCCTACAAAATTGTCACTCAATCTAACTGCCTTAGTTGTCTTCATAATTTTATCTCCTATATTTTTTGTTTGTAACAATGAATTGAATTAATACTATCAATATCTATAAATTTCTTGCCATCACTAAAATTTATGATGAGGGCATTTAAAAATTGTTCATAGCTGAAATTATGGCCGAGGTATGGTCGTACCTCAGTTGTTTCGTTTTGTCCGTTAATAAGAACAACAATACGTTCGTTATTCTGTTCGCTAAACTCAGCTGCGAAAGCAACTGCTTGTTTTACTAATTCCGGATTCATATCTTATTCTTTAAATTTGTTATTGTTAACCATTCTAGCGGCATAAGTTCTGCCGATAATCTCGTCTATCTTTGCTTGCTGCTGATAATCTGTGCAGTCGGCAAAGTTCTCCTGTTCCTCATAGAAACGTGCTGCATTCTTCAGCTCATGGAGTGTTGCTTGGGTGTAGTCCTTGTTAGGATCAACTTGCCTAAGGTTCTCACATGTCTTGCAATACTCGATGAAGTCTACTAGCAAAGATTTCTCCTCGCTCTTGCTCTGCTGCATTCCGGCTCCCATAAGAGGTAGGGCAACTATCGTTGCCACTACCAAAACTATCTTAATTCTCTTTTTCATATCTTTATTGATTTAATTTCTTGTTTATCTCTTCTAATGTCTTGTAAGTCTCCGGAAACAACTCCAAATGTGCTGCCATGAAGACTGCGCAACCAACTGCCTTTGCGTAGGCTGATGTTGTTGTTTGATAGAGTAACGCCCTAATTGCGTCATACTCCTTGTCTGTAAGTTCTAACTTATTCTTCTTCATTGTCTTATCTTGATTCGAGTTCAACTTTCACGATAAATGGTAAAGTATGCTGAGGTTTATTGTCCTCGTTATGATATTCAAAACCTAAAGCAATAATGCTTGATGGCTCATTGTTCTTTATGGTTTCTTCTATCATCTTCTTGCTTATCTGCTCCGTGAGTAGCACATGAAACAATCCCGAACCAAATTCGTGTCTCTGTGCCAAAGCTATCAATCCATTATCGGGATTGAAAAACAGATACTTGTCGCCTGTAAAGACCACGTCAACCCTGTTGCGTGATGTCTTTGTAACTCTGATAACGTTCATATTATTCGTCCTCCATGTCTTTTGCTGCTCTCAGTCTGTAGCCAGTAAAACTGCCAACTAAGAAGATTAATACATAAATTGTGATGTCCATAACTTAATCCTCCTTAATATCTTAAAATCTTTTTGATTACTGCGGCTGCGAGAACATCGTTAGCGGTTATAGGTCTCGGCTCCATATTGCTTTCTACCCATGCTGCACCGCCAAAATACCAATGCTCTTTTCTCCACTCCTCACAAAACTTCTCGGCCTCCCAACGTGTAGGAAACTCCTTTTCTCTCATTTCCGAGTGTGGTCTGCTGCCATACTCGTAATGTGCAATGTGATGTACTTTCATATCAATTTCCTTTCTTTTAATTGTTATGAATTATAAAAATTAATAGGCTCATAATCTCTGTTTCTGCAATCGTTTCCTTCCTCATGATAAGGGCATTTATTGTCTTTCTTATAGTAACTGCCAAGGCGGTCATTCATACCCATACTAGATACTACAAGTCGATTGCATTTGCCATTTCTGAATGCAAATCTGCAAGATAAACAAATATTCTTTTCCATTTCTGTTTCTTTATTAATTGATTTAACTTGTGCGGTCTCACGGCTTGAACGTGATGTGCTCCTCTATTCGCTGACCGCTCCATGTTACTTCTTGCCAAAGTTGAAGATTCTAACGAACTGATAGAAGGTTTTGGGTCCTACAAGGTGAAACAAGTCTTCAAAGATGTACTCCTTGCATTCCTTTGTTCCTTCTCTGTACACATCTTGCATCTGCTTTGCGGTCATATAACCGCTAGTAAGCCATTCGAAGAATAATGCCCCTAAACTCTCATAGTCGTTGTTTTTGTCATAGAACTTCTTCTGCTGCTCGTAAGTTTTGTTCTTTCTCATATTCTAATCTCCTATCTTTAAGATTCTATACCATTTAATTTAAGGGCAATTGCCTTTAAGTTATCAATTCTCTGTTGTGCATTCGGTGTGAGTTCCGCACCACAAATAAGAACTGCTTGTGAAAGGTTCATTACCTTGTCGTATATAGCGAGAGTGATGCTTGAAATCTCAGCGCTTGTAAGTGTTATTGTCTTTTCCATTTTCTTATCGTTTTAATTGTTCAACTTTGCTTTAATCTCTTTAAACTCCTTCAATCGCTTGTGCGTTATAGGAGTATCATCGTGGCTTGAAATACATTCCTCTAGAAGGATTATTCTATCGTTAATAGCTGATGTGATATTGTATATCTCATCGCCCGAAAGTGTTATTGTCTTTTCCATATTCGTTTATTTTAATTAATGTTGTTATTGTAACTCTAAAGATAACCTCACGACTATCTGTTGATTGCTCAATACTCTTGCGCTCGTAAGTTGTGTAATAGTTATCATACATATCCTTGCTGCGTCCAATATACTTGTAGCCTACCTTGATAAGGTTTCTTTTCAGTAACTCAGTTTCCTTATCGCTCATGTGCCTTGTGTATATTGGGGTCATTACCACTCTGTCTACAAATCTTTCGATTTTGCGAAAATTTACGATATACTCTGCCATAGTCTTTTGTCCGTTAGGCGTGGGGAGGGGCGTACGCCCCGTGGGGGCGCTGCCCCCTTATCTCCCCACATTGTTACTTACTCATTTCATACACCCAAAGTCTCCCTTCATGATGGCAAGCATAATGTTCTGCTTGCCACCTTTCATTGAATTGAGCGATAATCTTTGGCTCTTTCTCGGGTTCTGAGAATTCCTGTACTACGATATACGTCTTCATGCCCTTGTTTTCTTCGTCTTTGAATACTCCAAAGTACTCTTCATAGTCTTTGAACACAAGAACTTGGACTTCCTTTCCTTTGTACGTTACAGGAAACTTCCCGATAAACTCGTTGTCTCCCCAATACTCTTTGATATACTCGTCACTATCCTCGTATATGCAAGGCATTATGGTTCTTTCTTCATCGATTTCGAACTTGTTGCCCTTGTGATAAATTAGGCTACAAGCGATATAATCTGCTAATTTTGCCATAGTCGTTGTTGTTGTTAAAATGTTATACATTAAAGTGCAGGTGTACGTTTGCGCCCAACGTTCACAAGTTACATGTGACCTAACTCCCTTCGTTTAACGTCCGTGGGTTGACGTGTTTCGATGTTTCTCTAGTCTAACACGACTAGCGTTTTTACATCTTGCGTGATGAGTGTTTGAGACTTCTTTGTCTTGTTGCTTTGAGAGTTGCAACTAACTCGGTGTACGTTGTCCTCGGTGTTTTGTCTGTATCATCCTCAGTGTTTTGCCTACTTAACCTATTTGTATAGCGTTCGTTACTAGCCAAAATCTCTAAATGTGCCATTGCTACGCTTGAGAAATCAAACTAACTTGATTTCGAGTGCAAATGTAATGTTTTATTGTTACACTACCAAATTTTTAGGTAGTGTTTTAACACTTCAAGCCTATATTTTAACACAATTAACATAACGTTACACAAAAATCGGTTTATTAGTGCTTTAGTGTTACTTTTCTTCAAAAATTTGGTAGTATCAAAATATTTATGTAACTTTGCAGCCAATATTATAACATTACATTGAATATTTATGGATATAGCTAAGATAATAAAACGTAAGGGCTTTACACAAAAGCAAGTGTCTGACGCCCTCGGTATTAATAGGGTAAACCTAAATAATATGATTAATGGCAACCCAACGTATAAGACTATGCGTCAAGTTGCTGACGTGATAGGTGCGAACGTTAGTGAGTTCTTCGAGGATGAAGTAAAGAGACCTAACGAGGACTTTGCTAGCTATGTGCGCTACAAGGGCATCCATTATACTGCCGATACATTGGAGGAGTTCTTTAAGCAAGTTGATGAGTTAAGGATTATAGCGAAATGATTATAGTTCAAATTATCATGTGGCTCGTCTTCGGTGCAGTCTCACTCGTTTGCATAGCCTATCTCTTTAATGTGTTCGGGAAGGTGGAGGAACATAAGAAACCATCTATGAAGTATGCAGAGTGGCTCTTACAACTGCTCATCGTGGTGTGTTACCTGTATTCGGTGTACACCTTCGGCAAGTGGCTGCAAGGCTTGTGGTGAGGGCGTCAGCCCCACAGGGCATGGGGAGGGCGCTTGCGCCCGTGGGGGCGCTGCCCCCTTATCTCCCCCGAGGATTCTTCACTCTCACCCATAAGATAGGAACACACAAGAGAGAAGAAGAGAAGAAGAGAGAGTACAGGGAGAGAAAACAATTTCCCTAACTAGGAAAAAATATTTCTCCAACTAGGAAAATCAAAACCGCCTAAATCATCTTCAAAAAGCCTTAATCCTAGATGAGCGCATTATCCGGCACAAAACCATGAAATCTACGAAAAACCCACAAAATCGGCTCTAATCTGCTTGCAAATGGCTCTTAAACGGCTCAAAACTCACGAATTTGGGAGAAATCCCGACCAACTGCCAGAAAATCGCAAAAATCGCAAGAAATGGAAGGCTTTTACCTTGATTTAGGGTGAAAATAATTCAAGATGGGCAATAAGGCTAGTTAAAGTTTGCTAACGAACTCCTTGCGTGCGTGCGTACCTATTAATGCAAAACCCCTTTTTTGTTTGCAAAGAATCTTCTTTTATGAAATAAGAACTTTCTTTACAATTTACTTTTGTTCCCCCTTGGAAGTGACTAAAACTAACTTGCTTATAATTAATCACTTGTCTTTTCTTTACAATAATCACGTTTTCTTACAAAATAGGTCTTCTAGAGGGCGAAGTTGGAGGAGAAGAAGGGGTGAGTTGCGCCCCGAGAAAGAAATAGGTGGGATTTTGGGCGATTTTGAACGAGCTTGGAACACGGCAAAACGAACCTTCAAATATTATATATTTGCCCTCGAAACATCAAATAATTGCAATTATGACGGAAATATTATCAAAAATCCCAAAGCATTTGACCTCTTGCCCTGTTCTCACGGACAAGAAAGAATGGGTCTTAGGTGCTGCATCCTTGGCGCTTGGCGTTGGCTCCTCTCTCTTTGGTGCTAACAAGGCTAAAAAGGCAGCTAGAAGGGCACAAGCGGAGAACACGTACAGAACGAACGCTGAGAAGGCTTGGTACGACAAGAACTACAATACGGACTACCTTGACACGAAAGCGGGTCAGAACCTCATGAGAAGGGCGAAGGAAGTACAGGACGAGTATGTTCGCAAGGCTGATGGTGCTGCTGCCGTTGGCGGTGGAACTGCTGCAAGCGTGGCGATGGCGAAGGAGGCAGCTAACAAGGCTATGGGCGACACGATAGCCAACGTAGCGGCACAGGACACGGCTCGCAAGCAGCATGTAGAGGACGCTCACCTTCAGAACACTCAGCAGTTGTCTAGAGAACGTCAGCAAATCGAGCAGCAGAAGGCGCAAGCCACTAGCGATGCGGCTCAAAATGCGTCAAATGCGATGTTCAATTTCGGTGTGAACCAATTGGGGTCAGAACTAGAAGGTGCTAAAGTGGTGAAAACCAACACTTTAGGCTCAAATGGAAAGCCAATTGATAACACAAATGTATCACACACCATGAATGAGACCGCTCATTCTGCGGCAAGCGACCATTTGGCTGAAAGCATGATGTCTCCCGAGGAGAAGAACCAATACCGCTTGAAGAAGGCAGTTGGCTTGTCGGGTCTTGGGTAGCAGCTAGAAGGTGGAGCGGACGAGCGACAGGCAAGGTGGACGAGGCACAACAGGCGACCCCAAGACCCCCACCCCCTTTGACCACCGTTGCAAATTATAGTAGAATAATACAAATAAAGAAATTCTGCCTCCCCCCACCCCCTTTTTCTGGATTTCGGTTTTCCGATTTTCCCCACCCTTAAATTTTCGGGAAGTGTTAAAATGATTAAATATAAATAATATGGAAGTAAAGATAGGAAAAGGTCTTTTGTCTCAGATAGAAAAGCCATTCGAGTCTAGCAATAATAAGATAACCCTAGATGGTTTAGTGAAGTTTCTAAAAGAAATGGACGAGCAGTATAACCATAGAGTAAATACTAGAAGAGAGTATTGTGCTCGGTTGATATGCAAGGATGGAAAAGTCCGAAATGTGCAAGTGGAAGAAAGCAAGAAAGAATCTGAGGAGTGGGGTTCTAAATTCTACTATTACAAAGAGACAGATAACGGCATTATTCCTGCATCATACCACGATATTATAAACCTTTTTTTAAAACATAAAACAAAATAGATTATGAATAGATTTCAGAGTTTTATAAAGCGAATTGGCGGTGAGGACAAAGTATTGCACTTTGAGACTTGCTGCCTGATCACGATGGTTGTAGCCCTTTTGAATATGAACGTGCTTGGTCTTGGTATTGCTGCTTCGGCAGTATCAGCTTGTATGATTGCGGTTGTTGCCGGCATATTGAAGGAGGCATACGACTATAACACATACGGCTTGTTTGACAACAAGGATATTGTAGCAGATGCGTTAGGCGCATTTACTGGTTTATTAATCATTATTTTAATTGGATAGATTATGACATTAAAAGAAGCAAAAAAGATATTGAAGAAGGAAGGTTTCTACCTTGTGGGAACAAGTGAGCCTTTTGCTATTGATGAAGCATTTACTGAATTCGAGAGCCCTAAAATTTGTGAAGCCATGCAGATTCTTAATTCTTCCGGTTATGGTGTCATGATGGCTGGGGCAGTCTTTAACGCACGCAAGGCTCGCTTGAAGGAGGAGTATGAAAAGAACACCAAGGCTTCTGGTCCTGGTGAAGAACAGCCAAAGGAAGGTAACCCTGCCCTTAGAGAAGCTTCCTCCCAGTTCAACGATGCCTTGTTGGATGAGCAGGGAAAGAAGATTAAGCGTCTCACTAAAAAGATTGCCCGACTCAACAAGATTATCCATAAGAAGAACTTGAAGATTGAGGAGTTTAGAAAGGAAAGTTCTAGACACCTAAGAGGAAAGATTAAGATGTTCGGCGAGAATCTGGATTTATCACAGGAGTTATGTGATAAGACTGAGGACATTCGCCTTTCAAAGATTCGTGAGAAGAATCTGACCGAGGTGTGCCAGAAGTACATGAAGGAGATCGAGGAGTTGAATGAGAAGGCAAAGTCTGTCAACATGCATCGTCACAAAGAACTTGCAGAAAAGGACGAGGTGATTGCCGACTTGAGCAAGGAGTTGAAGGCTCAGAAAGGCTTGGTGGATGATATTAGCTTAAAATATGATGGTGCCAAGCATAATCTTAAACTTCGCATGGATGAATGTGAGAAGTTGGAGGAAGCAAACAATCGGATTATAGCGATTTGCAATGCTTCTAAGGGGTATTGCGAATATGGCATTGCTGCAGAGAAGATGATTCAGAAGATGGCGGATGTTATTGTCTATGATAGACCAGTCTTCTCAAAAGAATTCGAAGAATATCGTCGTTGGGCGAATGGCTACAGATACAACCCTCAGTTGTATGATTTTATAGAGGAAGAGAAGAAGAAGTTTTCTTCTGTCAAAGATACTCATCCTACTGAGGATAACCCTGAGGAGGTTAAGATGAATGAAATTTTGGAGCATGTACGTAAGGTTTTAGAGGAAGGAGGTACGGTTTATACTAGCTACGACAAAGCGGAGGAAGGTGGAGACCAATCTGCTACTATTGTGCAACATAGAAAAAGTATTGTTGATTTATTTAAGGAAATCAAACGCTTATGGCAGGAGTAAACAATAATCAGAATACGCAGCAGCCTAGGAAGAAGCCGGTAACTATCGGTGGCTATCCTGAGGCTGTGCATGACCTGATGAGGGCGAAATATCCCGATTATGATCAGGTGATGAATGGAGGCAACGGAGGAGCCGCGGGGGTTAACTTTTTCGGGAATGGGGGCGGTGCTACCGGTAAGTTTGAGGTTCAGCCTGTTCAGACTGGCGCAGCACCAATAACAGACTTCACCAAGATGCCTAAGCAGGAAGAGTTCGTTCCGCAGGGAAGCGGTAATGCTAACCCTGCCTTGGGACCAGTACAGACTCCTTATATGGGCGATGCAGCAGAGAATACTCCCCAGCCTCAGAGCAATTTTGAGGGAATGCCGCAGCCTTCTACTGGTTGGAATGCTGACGGAACACCACGCTATGATACGCTTTCTACTGCTCTGAGCGGCTTTCAGATGCCGCAGGAACAGCAGGTTCCAGAGTTTGAGGCTGACCCTAAACAGAGGGATGGCGGCTTTTTCAGTTGGCTCGGCAAGATTATGCCGAAGAGCAGACCGGGAATGCGTGAGGGTGAGACTCCTGACGAATATGACCGCAGAATCACTACCAACCGTGAGAATATCGCTGCCTTTGCCGATGCTATTCGACATATTGGAAACATCGTCAATACTTCAAAGGGCGCGCCTCTGCAGGTGTTCAACGACCCTACTGCCATGATGGAACAGGGTTATCAGAACCGCAAGGCTCAGAGACAGAAACAGGCTGCCCTTGATGCGGATGCTGCCTATAAGCAGGCAAATCTCGACCTTAAGAGTGCGGCTGCAAAGGCAGACAAGGTTTATAAGGAGTATCTTATGGGGCTTCGTGGTGAGGGTAATCAGCTTGCCAAGGATAAGTTCGAGTACCGAAAGGGAAAGGATGCGGCTGCTGACCAGTATAAGAAGGATAAGGATAAGCGTGACTTCGAGTATAAGAAGGGGCGTGACAAGGTGAAGGATGAGCAGGCTAGGCAGCGTCTGGCTATTCAGCAGTACAACGCAACCCATAAGGGGCGTGGAGGCGGTGGAAGGTCAGGCAAGAGCGGTAGCGGCTCTGGTGCCAAGTACTGGTTTGAGGATAAGAACGGCAAGATGCGCTATCAGCCTAACAAGACCATGTGGGAACAGGAGTACTACCGTGAATATGGCAAGCTTCCGCAGGGCGAGACTTCTACTTCTACCAGTACTAAGACCATCAATCCGAAGACTGGCGCAGAGGTAACGACCACCACAAGAAGAAAGGGTGCATCTGTTACCAGTCAGGCAGCAGCTTCGCAGAATGCGGCTAGGAATGCGAGAAACAGACCGAAGCCTACCGGCAAGTCGAAGAATGGCTATAAGAACACAAAGAAACTTGGATTATAAACATTAATATATAATATATGGCTGGAGATAAATTTGACCAACTTTATAACGCCTTGAAAGCAGATGGCGCAGTATCGGGAACTAGAGAACATTTCAGACAGTTCGTGTATGCGCCCGGCAAGCAGGGCTATCATAACAGAAAGCAGCTCTATGATGCGCTTCACGCCGATGGTGCTGTTTCCAGTAATTCGTATGAGGAGTTTGCGCAGCGACTCGGACTTCACGCAGTAAATCCGAAGCCTCAGCAGCAGAAGCCGGTTCAGCCTGTCAAGAAGCAGACTATGAAGCAGAGAGCGCAGGAAGTCGCAGCTCAGTATCAGAAGTCAAGGCAGCAAAAGACTCAGCAGCCTAGAACGGCTACTACTTCTGGTACGGACTACATGCAGAACTGGCGGTTGATGCACATGCGCAACGACCAGATGAACCCGATGCAGCAGGCTCAGGCTAGTAATACGCGCGCACGCATGCAAAGAGCACAAGAGCAGTCTGCACGTCAGGAGCAGCAGAGAGCAACCCCTATCAGCAGAAGCAGAATAACCCCTACTGCCAAGAATTTCAACGAGACGATGCAGCAGCTTTCTACTCCTGAGGCTAAACAAGCTAGAGCCAAGCAGCAGAGAGAGGACGATGCTAGAGCATTTGCCCAGTATGAGGTGGAGGGTAATAATTTTACCAATAATGACGGCAAATATGGCACCATTGCGCCTGAGATTGATTCTCTTGTTGCCACTTCTATGAAGGAGGCTGATGATTTGTCTTGGTCTCAGTATCAGCAGGCTTTGAAGAAAGCTGGTAATGATGCCTATCTGAGAAACAAGGCGTGGAAGGATTTGCAGGACAACAGGATCAAGAACCGCCAGAATGTACTTGCCGACACCATCAGTTCCAAGTTGCAGGAAATATACTCTCAGAAGGGATTGCAGAAGCACATCATACAGAGTGCCGACAAGTTGAACATGGGCGTGGAGGAGTACGTTGACAAGTATGTTACTCCTCAGATGATGCAGCGTGCCCAGAATATACTGGGTGTTAAGAATATTGAGGAGATTCTGCCTCAGAGTGCCACGGAATATGTGGTGAGAAGACTCAGCGATTCCATCTTGGGAACCTTGTCTGCCGGACAGGATAAGTCGCGAGAGCAGATTGCCAGAGAGCAGGAGGCGATGGCTATTGCAGACGGTCTGGAGGAAATGCCTACCGTTAATGGCTACAAGGCTAACGGAGGTTACAAGTCTGGCATGGGCGCACGTTTCGTTTCTACGGCGGCTAACATGGCGATGGACTCCCCTATTCTCGGAATGACAGGCAGCGCATCCAATTTGACCGTGGATTTGGGTAAGCAGGTCCTGATGAAAGGTCTCGCCAAGGCTGGAGTTGTGAAGATGGGAGCCAAGCTTACCGCACAGCAGTTGGCATTCAAGGCTGCAAACATGACGATGGCACAGAAGATTGCTTCTGGCTTGGTGGAGGGAACGGCGAAGAGTGCACTCAATCTGGGCGGTTACTCCAGTATTACCGCAGCCCTAGGACAGGCATCCACCGGCGATGATACTTCATTGTCGGCATTGGGTCAGGCGGCATTGGGTGGATTCGAGCATGGTGCTACCACTGGTGCGATGTTCGGAGTATCGGGTGCTATCATGGCTCCTTGGGTGTCAAAGTTCGGTATCACCGGCTTGGAGAAGAGCACAGGCGAGAAATGGCTGCATGGCACACAGAAGCTTGGTGCTACCGCCGCAGGTCTCGGCGTTGAGGCTGGGACCATGATGGTTGCCGACAATATCACTGGCGATAAGGACATTTCCTTTGGCACATGGCTTGAAGACGTGGTGATGGTGGGCGCATTTAAGGCTGGAGAGCCTAAGAATTACGCTCATATCGGAAATGCGTTGTATAATCTTACCCATAATAGCGGTGGTAATTTCGTGATTGGAAAGAATGCCAACGGTTCCCCTATTGCCGTGGATATTCGTCTGACTCCTGACGAGAAGAATGAATTGATTTCTTCTGCATCGGGCAAGAATCTGATGGATGCTTTCGTAAAAGTGGACCGTGCATCGAAGACAGCTCCAAGAGATCCGAAATACAAAACGGCATACACGGATTTTATGAACGACCCAGACGTTTCTCAGAGCACCAAAGAGAAGGTGAATGCGGCCATGGGACTGTTCAACACGACAAGAGGCAAAAGCTACCGCAGCGTGAACGACGTGAAGAACAAACAGATTCTGGAATACACCAAGAACGGAACGCTGCTTACACGTACCTCTTATAAGAATGCCGATGAGCGCAGAGCTATTCTTTACAAGCAGAAGCTTTATCGTGATAATGACGATATGATGTCGCTGATTGGCTATTCCAAGATGAAGGATATGCAGCTGACTGATGAGGACGGAAATGTTACCAGTCTGGCACTTGGCTTCCTCCGTAATAACGGCTATGACACAAGCAAGGATGTTACAGACCCGATAAACGCCCAGTTGATTAATGACTTGCGCAACCCGAAGAGTGCGCTCTATCTTGACTGGGAGAAGTATGTGGACGTTTACGGTTCGTATGGCGATCTTAAAGTAGAATCCGCAGACGTTGTTGATGGTCTTATTGACACATGGAAGAAGATGATCAACGACAAGGGTAACATTACTGTTGATATTGACAACATCATGCGCAAAGACCCGATGAAGCGCACCGACCAGGAGAACAAAATCTTCTATTATGTGAAGAGCGAGCTTGAAAACAGACTTTTCCCTAGCGGAAAGCCACACGCAGACCAGTCTGCCAGCCAAGGTAAGACGGTTGCCGAGGAGCATAGTCTGGGAACGGACAACCCGGATAGCGGCGTGGTAGTTGATGAGTTGCGCAACCTTCGCAACGCAGAGCAAGCCCTTGACGCAGCGATGGATAGCAACGATGTGTTCAAACAAACCTTTGAGAAATTGCACCAGCAGGGCTTGACACCGGCACAGATTTACGATGCACTCATTCAGAATGGATTGACCCAAGAAGAGTTAACCCCACTTGCCCAATATATTAATGCGAACGCTAGAGTGCAGGGTATGCAGCAGGCTACTGCTGATGCCATCGAAGAAAATGTGAAGAGCTTTATTTCCGATTGGAGCTATCACGGAACCTTGAACGGTCAGCCGATGAATGGCGAACAGGCTCTGTATGTGCAAGACAGCAGCGGAAGAACACTTCTTGTTGGTTCGGGTGATGTTGCTTTCGACCAGACTACAGGTAGAGCCAAGGAAGGCAGCGGTGATATGCTCGTCTGTTTAGATCCTAATACAAAGGAAATGGTTTATGTGAAGGCAGACGAGGTTACTCTGTTCCAAAATCAACCTCTAGACCAGTTTGCTGCAGAATATCGTCAGAGATTGCAGATGAAGAACTCTGAGCCTTACAATCAGGCGGCACAGGAGCAGGCGATGCAGGATGCAGCAAAGCCTCAGCCAAAGGAGCAAGAGGCACCACAAGATAATACCACAAAATCGGAAGATAGTACCACAAAAGAGGGTGATTTAACAAAAGATAATACTACTTTAACAAAAGTTGATACCACATCTGGCGAAGATAATACCACAAATGAGAACTTAGCACCACAAGAGCAGCCTCAGCCTAGCAGAAAGTTTGCCGATGGTACAGAGGTTCCTATGACTACAGATAGTAAGGGAAGACCTACGCCAGACTATGGGAAAATGACTCCTGAGCAGAGTGCGGAGATTCTTACTGAGGATTTCGGGGAGAATGCTGAGAAGGTGGTGGATGGACAGATTCAGAAAGCAGAGAAGGCTTTGAAGGATGCCGAGAAGATGAAGGTGGACTATACCGCCGAGCCTAACGACATCATGGAGCAGGAAGCTTTGAAGACTAAGACCGTTGAAGCTGCCAAGCAGCAGCTAGAGCACGCTCAGAACATCAAGAAGACTATGACTGCCAAAAAGGTGGCTGAGACCGTGGGCAGTACAGAACAGACCGAGGGCGCACATGAGGCTGGCAGCGTGGCTGCACAGAAGTTTGTGAATGCGCCTAGACTTGTAGGCAACAAGCGCACAAGAATGCTGCCTGATGGAGAGACAAAGATTAAGGGACACTATGAGATTGTTCCGGCAGAAAGTCTTACTCCTTCTCATGATGTGAATAACGACTATAAGAAATCTGAGGGATTCCCTACCGATGCTGAGGGCAGAACCGTGAATGACCGTGACTATGAGCACGACAAGGCGGCTCAGCAGAATACGGACCAGATTGCCCGAAAGTATAACGGTATGGCTATCGAGCAGGTGCCAGTGGTGTCTGACGAGGGCATCGTTTATGATGGTAACGGTAGAACCATGGCAGGACAGAAGGCTGCAAAGGAAGGCACGGACGCAGAATACATCAACGACCTTTTGGAGAATGCCGAGAACTTCGGCTTTACCAGAGAGCAGATTGAGCAGAGCGGAATCGAGCACCCACGCCTTGTATTGGTGACGGATGAAAGATTGCCATACGATGCAGCTACCTTCGCTAAGTTCAACCGAAACGAGAAGAAGACTCAGAGTAATACCGAACAGGCGGTTGCCAAGGCTAAGACCTTGACTTCTGACGAGGTAGGCGCGATTGTTGCCGAGATTGAGGGAAATGGTTCTCTTGATGCTTTCTTTAACAATTCCAAGGCAATAAATGACTTGGTAAAGACGTTAGTAGATAAAGGCATCATCGGACAGAACGAGGTGGCACAGATGATGGATAGTCCTGAGCGACTTTCTGCACAAGGCAGGGAGTATGTGAAGAACCTTCTTCTGGGTTCTATTTTCAAGCCTGAGACTATCAGAATGCTGGGCATAGACTCTACGGTGAAGAATAAGGCTATCAACGCTATCCGCTCGGTAATGGACAACATGAAGTTGGGCGAGTTCTCTCTTCGTGATGAGATTGATCAGGCTATCCAATTGCTCTATGAGGCAAGACAGGGTGGCAATAAGGTTGATACGTTGCTGAGAACACCAGACATGTTCGGTGAGGATGCGGCTAAGCGTTACTCTTCTATCTCTCAGATGATGGCTTTAGCCTTGGAGGGCAAGGTTTCTGATTTCAGAGATTTGCTTGACGAATACAACCGCATCGCTAAGGCTAGAAATACTGGCGAGGGCAATATGTTTGAGGCAGCTCCTACCAAGGAAGAGTTAATTAATGAGTATTTGAACTTTAAAAAATGGCAAGATTATGGAACAGGACATTCAGAAAATGAAGGAGGCAATGATGTTTCAGGCGTTGAAGAACCTCAACAAGAAGCATCAGGAGGGAATGAACCAACAGAAGCAGAGCGACCAAGAGTAGAAGAGGCTGACGACTTAGAAAACAAGGAACTCGAAAGTCGCATTGAGGTGACGGACGAGGAAACCGAGACTCCATCAAAGAATGGTCCTATCATGAAGCAGAAAATTCTGATTGATGGCGACAAGGAGGTTATCAAGGTTGATGAGCCAAACGAGAAGGGAGAATACACCGGCTCATACTATGAGTATGATGGCAAGAAGTTTGGCGACCTGAATGAGGTTGTCGAATATGTTGACGGTAAGGTAAAAGAAAAACCTCTCCCACTCCTTCCTAAGGAAGAGAACCCAGACCCTACTTTTGACCCGATTGCGGCGGCTGCAGCAGAGTTCAAGAAGGAGCATCCTTTGACCGAGGATGAGATTATGAAGGCAGACGTGGATGATTTGTCCAAGGATATGGCTCTGGACTATCTGAACGGAGAAGTGACAGATGATTTGCATCGTGCTATCTATGAAAGCATCTTTGCCAAGACTAGAGGGCAGAAGACTGAGCCTAAAGTAAAGACTCCTAAAGCGGAGCCATCTGCTGACCCTATGGAGGGAATCAAGAATGCAGCAGAAGGGTTCGAGAAGGAGAAGAAGGCTAAAGCAGAACAGCCAAAGAAGCCTCAGCAGACTGCTGACGATGAAGCGGTAGCGGCTTCTAACAAGAAGGTTAATGACCTTTGGGATATGCTCAAGAATGCCGGCAAGGATGAAATTTCTGCTTCGTTCATCGGTCTTAACTCTAAACAGCTGGAGGTATTGCCTAAGCTGGTGAGCGCCATGGCCGAAAATGCTTATCTGAGAATCAAGAGAGGTATGCACAATCTTGAAGATGTGGTGAAGGAAATGCGCAAGGAGTTTGCCCCTGCTGCCAAGCTCTTTAAGAAGGAAGATGTGGATGCTATCTATGAGCAGATGATGAATATCCGCTATCGCGATGGCGAGCAGCGCATGAGTTTGAAGGATTGGGCTGACTACTACGAGAAGACTTCGCCTAAGCATCAGGAGAATCTGGTGGGCGACTCAAAGACTGCCGAGGAAAGAAAGCTGGCTGAGAAAAAGTTTATTGATGCCATGAACCTTCAGTTGGCTTTCAAGCATAAGTTTAACGGTATTGTTGAGCTGAGAAAGATAGCTGAGAGAGTTGGCTTGAAGGATATTAAGGACACAGACCTTCAGGAGCTTGCCGAAACTGCTATTGTTAAGCGAGCAAGAGGTATCGCTTCTTCGGGATCTACCAACGATGCCGAGAAGTTCAAACGCATCAAGACACTCTATGAGAATCAACCAAGCCTCAACCAGCGTGATTCTGAGCGAGTGATGAAGCAGCAGTACTCTACCCCTGCCCCTTACGCTTTCCTTGCGGATATGTATGTGAAGGGTAACGGCAAGGTGATTGAGAGTGCTCTGGAGCCTAGTGCCGGCAACGGTATGCTTACCATCGGCTTGCCAATGGATAAGGTGCATGTGAACGATATTGATGCACAGCGATTGGCGAACCTGAGAAGACAGGGTTTCAAGAACGTGACCAGTCAGGACGGAACTCAGCCTTTTGCAGACAAGGACGTTGACGTGGTGGTAACAAATCCACCATTCGGTAGTGCTACCCCTAAGGAATATGACGGCTATAAGATTTCTTCTTTGGAAGGACAGATGGCTATCAATGCCTTGGAGAGCATGAAGGACGATGGTCGTGCTGCCATTATCATCGGCGGCAAGACGGAATACGCCAAGAACGGAAGTCTGAATCCAAAGGATAAGGCTTTCCTTGGTTATCTCTATAGCCACTATAATGTGGAGGACGTGATTAATGTGGATGGCAGTCTCTATGCAAAGCAGGGAACCAGCTACCCTACACGTATTATATTAATAAACGGAAGACGCTTGAACGAGAATGCCTTTCCACCAGTAAAGGATAAGGCTAGAGCGGAAGCCGTGAAAGATTATGACGAACTTTATAAACGAATTGAAGATGATATACTACGAGGTGAACGGATGGATTCTTCCATCGGAGGAGAAACAAGAAGTGCTCAATCAGAACTTGATAAACAAGGCGCTACTGGTACTCCTAAAGAGAGAGTACGAGCAGGAGAACGAGGAGGAAGCAAACCAGATGGTGAGCGAGAGTCTGACCTATTTGATTCCACTTCCGTATCAGGAACCCATGATGACTTGGAAAATCAACGAGGAACCGAGCCAAGACAAGATGGAGAACTTCCTAACGGAGATAGTAGAACAGACGGAACAGGGACAGAGCCTTCTCCAAGCAAAGAACCAACCACTGGAACCAACGAGCAGCGAGGAAATGGATCAGGAGGAGCTGGACGGAATGACGCTCAGCCAAATGCTGATGAACCTGCCAGCACCGGGAGCGGAAGCGGACCACGGGGACAACTACAGCGGGTGGACAAATCCGTACGTGGACTAAGTACAGAGAAAGTTACCTATACCCCTAAGAGTGGAAACCCATTCACTCTGAAAGCAGTTATGCCTGCCGATCAGCAGGAGGCGGTAAATAAGAACCTTGAAAAACTGGGCGATGCCGACCAGTTCCTTGTTGAAGAACTGGGCTATAATGATAAGGATGATTTGTATTCTCATCTTGCCGCAGAGCAGGTTGACTCAGTAGCCCTTGCCTTGCAGCAGGCAAAGAAGGGCAACGCCTTTATCATTGGAGACATGACTGGTATCGGTAAGGGAAGACAGGCTGCATCGCTTATCAGATACGCCAAGAAGCAGGGTCAGGTTCCTGTATATTTCACCAAGACAGCAGGATTGCTGAGTGATGTTTACCGTGACTTGGTGGATATTGGAAGCCCAGACATAAGACCATTTGTATTCGGTAGTGCCAAGGAAGCTGCCATTACCGACTCAGACGGAAAAGTTGTATTTGCTTTGCCATCGAAGAGCGAGGTGAAGCGAGTACTTGATTACATCGAAAAGAACGGAAAGCTGCCAGACGAATATGACTATGTATTGACTACCTACAGTCAGGTAAGCAATGGTGTTTACGAGTTTGACGAGAATGGCAACCGCAAGGAGAGAAAGCTTGCGAAGGGTAAATCTTTCGGTGCTGCTGCTCTGAGCGGACAGAAAAGACGTGATGCTATTGAAAAACTGATGGGCAACGCCTATCTTATCCTTGACGAAAGCCACACGGCTGGTGGCAATAGCGGTCAGGGCAACTATTTCCAACACATTATTCAGAAGGCAAAGAACGTTACCTTCTTCTCGGCTACCTTTGCCAAGAGACCAGACAACATGCCTATCTACGCTTTGCGTACTGCTATGAACGAGGGCGGTATGAAATCATCCGACTTGATTGATGCGGTAAAGCGTGGTGGTGCAACCTTGCAGGAAATCATGAGCCAGACCTTAACACAATGCGGTCAGATGATTCGCCGTGAGCGAGATATGACTGGCGTAACCATCGACTGGAAGGCGATTGATGATCCTGAGCGAGTTCAGGAACAGCGAGAACAGTATGACAGTATCATCGGATTGTTTAATGATATTATCAATTTCCAAAAGAAATATGTTTCAAGTTACGTGGATGAGCGTAATGATGAGCTGGCTGCCATTCAGTCTACTATGGGAATCAAGAAGGGAACGGCCGCCCTGGGAATCAAGAATCAGCCTTTTGCCAGCAAGGCTTTCAATACCGTTCAGCAGGTACTTCTCTCCTTGAAAGCGAAGTCTGCTGCAGAACGTGCAATCGACTATTTGAAGCAGGGCATGAAGCCTGTGATTGCGTTGAACAATACCAACGAATCTCAGACAGGCAACCTTGCGCTTGGCGAGGAAATGGACGCACCAGACTTGGGCACATCTTTGAAGAAGGGTCTGGAGGGTACACTTCGCTATACCCAGAAGGATGCTAAGGATAATAGCGAAAGTGGCTACATCAAGCTTTCTGATTTGGGCGATGAGGCAGTTGAGGCTTATCACGAACTGGAGAAGAAGATTGAGCAGACAAGTACCGGTCTTTCACTCTCCCCTATTGATGTTATCAAGAACGAGCTGCAGAAGGCAGGTTATAAGGTTGGCGAGCTGACCGGTAGACAGACCGAATTTGTTTATAACGACAACGGAACTGTTACCAAGGTAAAGCGTGCTGATACAGACAAGAAGAAACTCGCGCGCGACTTTAACGATGGTAAGATTGATGCGCTTATTCTCAACAAGAGTGCAGCAACCGGTATTTCCCTTCATGCTTCGAGCAAGTATAAGGACCAGAAGAAGCGTGTGATGATCGTGGCGCAGCAGCAGCTTGACGTAAACGATGAGGTTCAGATGCGTGGACGTATCGACCGAACCGGTCAGGTGGCTAGAGGTGCATACGAGTATGTAGTTTCCCTTATCCCTGCCGAGCAGCGACTACTGATGATGTTTAAGGCTAAGTTGAAGTCACTTGATGCCAACACAACTTCTTCTCAGAAGAGTAAGTTCAACGAAATGGAAGTTGCCGATATTACCAATAAATATGGTGACAAGGTAGTTCGTGAGTATATGGCAGAGCATCTTGACCTTTATGCTCGCATGGCTGATCCATTCGGATGGGAAAAGAGTAATGGCGATGATTTGTCTAGAATCGACCCACAGACTCTTGTTGCAAGCGGCGGCGGTGTTGGCGATGGCGAAGCTGGTGCCGACGCAAGCAAGTTGCTTGGGCGTATGGCTCTGCTGAGAGTTTCTGAGCAGGAGAAGATGTTGCAGGAGATTGGCGAGCTTTATGCCAATGAGATTCAGCGACTCAACGAAATGGGCGAAAATGACTTGGAGATTACCGAGCTGCCTTTGAAGGCTAAGACTCTCCACAAGGAAGTTTGGAAGCAGGGTGCAGAGCCGGGCGGCGATAACGCCTTTGCTGATAACACCTATATAGAAAAGGTAAACATGGCCATCTTGAAGAAACCTATGAAGGCTTCTGAGGTGAAGGCTTCGCAGGATGGTTTGACTGGCGGCAAGACTTGGGATGAATACAAGACCGATAAGAAGGCTGCCGTGAAGGAGTACTTCGACCAGAAGATTGCGGACGAGACTCAGAAGTATGAGGAGCGTGCCGTGAAGGCTGCAACCAAGGCTAAGGAGAAATATATCAAGGACGCTAAGAAGGGCCAAAAGGATTCGGGCATGAGCGATGAGCAGATTGAGAAGATGGCTGGCTATCAGTATGACAACATCTACAAGCAGGAGAAAGATAAGCTGAACGATGTGGTGAAGAACCTGAAAGCCAAGGCTGAAATGTTTGAGCGTGTGCTTGATACCTTCGATACAAACCAGACTTTCGTTCTGCCTACGGATATGAATAACCCTAACGAGTTGAGCGGATTCGGTAACAGTTATGGTAGACTTATTGACATCAAGATTACTGATAACTACTCTCCTAACGCCTCTTCGGTTTCCTTTGCTACCTTGGATGGCAGAAGAAAGATTACTTTCCCTATTGCAGGCAAGGTGGGTTCTGGTGAAAACAAGGTGGATATTATCGGTTCTATCGACCGCATGACCAAGCAGGCTGCCGGTATGGGGGACAGCCATCTCAGAGTATTGAACCAAAACTTTGATAACTGGGATAGACTGACTAGCAATGAGAGCCGCAAGAATGGTTATATCGTGACCGGTAACCTGATGCAGGCTTTGGTTGACAGTAAGGATCAGGGCTTGGGCGGTCAGCTGGTGAAATATACAACTGATACTGGCGAGGTGAAGACTGGTATCTTGATGCCAGATAGATTCGACCCTAAGGGCTTAACTACAGATGCGCCTATCAACAGCGTGGCAGATAAGTTTGAGCTTTCATCATGGCATGGTGGTATTGACGAGGTTACTTCATCGGATGGTGAAGTAAAGGTGAAGCGCATAGACAACAATCGTGGCAACTTCTACGAGCTTCGTGTACCGAAGAGCAAGGCGAAGGGCGGCAAGTACTTCATGGATGAAGATTTGCTGAAACTGGTTAATGGCAACAACTTTGAAACCAGAGGCAACAATATGCTTGCCGAGTTTAAACCAGAGCAGTTGAAACCAGTACTTGACCGCCTGTCTAAAATGGGCGTGAAGGTACAGGAGGAGCGCAATACTTCTGAGGACGAAGGCACCCACTTCCGTGAGGAAGACCCTCAGGAGATAGAATTGCCAAAGGATGAATATGCGGTGTTGGCTCATACTATAGACTCTTCACACAAAAACTATAAGCGGGGAAAAGTCAATTATGAGTACACTGCTGATAATTTTTATGTATTCAAATACAATAAATACAATGATTATAACGTTTATCAGAAAATCCCTATTGATGGGAATGAAGAATTAATTAATTATATCAAAGATGGAATCAACAAAGAAACTATCAGAAATCCAAGAGATATTGATTCAGCTCTTGAAGCAGGTTGGAATGGACGAAACGGGCATTATTGGGACTCTACTTCTAATCAAGAAGGACGTGGAGGCTCAGTACGACCTGGCGAGGTATCTTCACTTCGGTCACGCCACGGAAGACCAAGTGATGAACGTATGGGTGAAGAACTATCTGATAGCCCATCCTCAGCAGTCAACAACCACATCGAAAGAATAGCTCAGAAGACTGGCGGCAAGGTGAAGATGGTTTCATCGGTTGATGAAATCACCAACAAGGCAGCGAAGGCTGCTATTGAGGATGGCAGAAAGATTACCGGTTGGTATGACGAGAAGACTGGCGAGGTACATCTTTACATGCCTAATATCCACGACAGATATACTGCCGAGAAGACTATATGGCATGAGGTGGTTGGACACAAGGGAATGAGAGAGTTGTTTGGTGATGAACGATTCGACAAGTTCCTTCGTGAAGTGTGGTATGACTTAGATAAGCCAGAGAATGCAGCTTTGAAGAAGCTGGTGGATGAGGAGAGAAAGTTCAATCCTCTGAATATCTATGATGCCATTGAGGAAGGTATCGCGCGACTCGCCGAGGATGGCAAGGGTGAAGCTGGTTTCTGGAATGGTATCAAGAATAAGGTATCTGATTTCCTTCATGAAATCGGTTATCGTATTGCTCCTAATACTAAAGATGTAAAGTATCTGCTCTGGTTGAGCAAGAACTTGCAGAAGAATCCGAATGATCCTTATTGGAAACTGAGAGCCGAGGCGGTGAAATACCGTCTCGACCATGAGCGTATGCCTGCTGTCGTGGCGCATGATGGCATGTTCTACGGCAACGACGGAAAGGTTAGAAGTATGGATAATCTTACCAAGGCTGAGTGGAATGAGGCTACAGATGGTGAGATTCACTTCCGTACTACCCCATCTGCCGGCACGGCACTTGACAGATACCACCGTTCGCTTGATGAACATGGCTATATGTTCACCGAGAGCTATATGGACAATATGCTTTCGTTGAAGAAGTTGATGAATGCGATTGTGCCAAACAAGAAGATTGAGGATATTGCCTCTTCGGAGAATCCTTATATACTGCAGAACACCATGCAGGGTGCGATGAGTGATGCGGCTCAGATGTTTGAGCGCAACGTGATGAAGCCTCTTGACAAGGCTATGGCTGGCGTACTGGATGCCTTTGATGGCAAGAAGGATGATGAGAAGATAAGAAACTTCAATCTCTACATGATTACCAAGCACGGCTTGGAGCGAAACAGAGAGTTCTTTGTTCGTGACTTCCTTAAAAAGATGAGGATGGACGAGCAGAAGAAGCAGGATGCTGACTTCTTGGAAAACAGTTATTATAGCGATAAGGAGTATCTTGACAACGAGTTGAAGGCTGGCAACATCGACCTGAAAGAGTACTACAGACAGTTGGATGAGAGTATCAGAAACCACTTTGATGCTGACTTCGAAGCTGGCGAGCACGACTATTCGGGTATGCACGCTATTCAGGAGGTGGCGAAATCTTCTGACCCTTACAATGATGCCGAGGCTATTCAGAGCGTGATGGATTCGGAAGCGAAGATGGAGAGCATCAAGAAGGGAGCTGTGAAGGACTATTGGGATAAGGTGAAGGCTGCTACCCAGTATTCTATTGACAGCGACTACAAGAATGGTATCATCAGCAAGGAATTGCATGGCCATGTATCGAATATGTTCAACTGGTATGTGCCTTTGAGAAAGTATGATGAGGCTACGGCAGAAGATACTTATGGCTACATTACCGAGCAGGGCGACCCGAAGAGCTATATCGGAAGCACGATCATGAGAGCGAGAGGACACAAGTATCTGAGTGAAACAAACGTACTGGCGCAGATTGGTGCGATGGGTAACAGAGCCATCAAGAACGGCGGTATGAACGCTATCCGTCAGGCTTTCGCAAGATTCGCGCGAAATAATTCGGGTAACAATCTGATTACCGAAACAAGCGTATGGTATGAGAAGGACCCAGTGGTGAACATCGTCTATGAGCGTTACCCTGATATTCCTGAGGATGCTACGGCCGACGAAATCAACCAGATTGTTTCAGACTTCAACAAGGATATGAAGATGAAGGAATCACAGGGTATGGCATACAAGGTGTATCGCAGAGACAAGATAGGTTATAAGTTCCAAAGAGCAGAGAATAAATCGCAGCATATCGTAGATGTGAAGATTGCCGGAAGAACCCATACCTTTATTATCAACGGAAATCCTAGAGCGGCGCAGGCTCTGAATGGATTGCTGGAGAACTCGGGCGCCAAGGGAATCATGAAACCATTGAGTTCTATCTCAAGAATGATGGCGCAGTTGTGTACATCATATAACCCTGAGTTCGTGATGCGAAACATCATGCGTGATGCGGAGTTCGCATCGAGCAACGTTACTTCTAAGGAGGGTGCAAGATATGGTGCGCTCTGGGCGAAGTACTATGCTCAGTTGGGGTTGTATAAGGGTGCCTCAAATATCAGCTTCAAGGATTTGAACGGAACTACTGGCTTGGGTTTGTTTGCTAAGTATCGTAACGGAACACTTGATACTTCTGACAAGGTTCAGCGATATTTCAAGGAGTTTATGGAGAACGGCGGCGAAACCGGTTGGGTTCAGATCAAGAACATGCAGGATTGGACAAAGGAGTACAAGAAAGATGTGAAGAGCGAAAAAAGCAAGATTGACAAGGGCGGTGCTGCCCTTCGTGACTTCTTCTTTGGAAATCTGGCGAACATCAACGAGGTGGCTGAGAATATCGCCCGATTCGCTACCTACTGTGCGAGCCGAGACAGTAACCGCTCTATCATCCGTTCGGTCTATGATGCGAAGGAGGTATCTACCAACTTCAACCGCCATGGTAGCGGTGATGCCATCAAGAGTTTCAAGAACGGAGAAATGACTGGCGGCAAGGCGGCTGCAAGATGGGCTTACGGATTTACGGCTAGCTATCTCAGACATTGTTCTATGTTCTTTAATGCCGGTATTCAGAGTACAAATCTTCTTGTGAAGAACTTGAAAAACCATCCTGTGGGTACTTCTATCAATATGCTTGCCATTCCTTTTGCTCTCGGTGCGTTGGCTGCACTTGGTAACAACGTGCTGATTGCGAGCGAGGACGAGAAGGACAGAAAGGGAGTGAAGGACCCATACGGCGAGTTGCCTGACTACGTGAGAAGAAACAATCTCTGCATCTACAAGGGTGGCGGTCAGTTTGTTACTATTCCGCTTGCTATTGAGTTGAGAGCCTTCTATGGTCTTGGCGACTTGGCGGCTGGCTTGACCTTCTCACCAAACGTAAGCGGACAGAAGAACCCTGCCTTGGATGCCGTGGGCTGTATGTCGCAGCTTGTGCCGGTGATGGACTATCTCGGTAACTCTTCGGCTGGCAAGGAGCCATTGAATGAGACGATCAAGGCTATCTCTCCTTCTGCCCTATCTCCTTTCGTGGAATGGGAGTTAAATACCGACTGGAAGGGTGCGCCGATTGAAAGACGTGGTGACTGGAACGAAAATTCCCCTGCTTGGCAGAGAGCCTACAAGGGTGTGCCTGACGGATATATGGCTGTGAATAAATGGGTGAATGCACAGACCAACGATGTAGCCAAGGGTAATGAGGATATGCTGGGTAATAGTTTCCTGGATATGGTGACGAATCCTAGTATGCTGAATCACTACATCGGCGGTATAGGTGGTGGCGCTGCTACCTTTACAGAGCGAGCTATCGGTGTTATCAAGCACGGTAAAGATACGGAAACCAAGGATATTCCTTTCCTTCGCTCCCTACTCTATACGTCTAGCGAGCAGAGCAGCTTGCAGCGAACCAAGAGCAAGTGGTATAACTACAAGGACGAAATGGAAAAGACCATGGCCAACGTGGACCGACTGAAATCGAAGAACGTTCCGATTGACAAGAGAATCGCGAATATCGGCGAGTATTTCCACTTCCAAAACTCCAAGGAGGCTGCAAAGGTTAGAATCATCGAGCTGGCAGAGAAGCAGATGAAGCGATGGAAGAAGCTCAGAGATAAGTCTTCTGATACCGAGAGCATCAACTTCGCTAACCAGAATATTGACAGGATCATGATGGATGCGGTTGATGAACTGGACAGATTGGAATAAATAAAGAAAGGAGTGGGCCTTGCGCCCACTCCTTTCTTTATTTATAATCCTAATGCCTTTGTATGAGACATTTTGTTTTCTCCCTTTGTTAGCTTTATCGCATCTGATTCATAAAAGCATCTAGAGCAGAAGCAATCAAAGTAAGGTGTATAAGTATAAAACTTCACTTCATTTACGCTATACCCTTTCTTGATTAGAGGGCATGAACTATTCGAATGAATGGTTTGCTTGTGATTAGGTAAATCCCTTTCTATGTAAACATAATCACCTAACCTAGTTGGCATTAAATGGTATACAACAACAAGAATCATCCCGAAGACTAATAATGCTAATACACGTACATGTAGCCTTTTTATTTTTTGAGCAAACCGCATATCATACATATCTGTCTTAGAAACTAATGCACTATTATTAGTCTTACCCACCGTACATATACGATATAACGACAGGCAGGCTAATATGAATAGCACGGCAAATATAAAAATCGAAATAATTGTTTCCATACGCTATAAAGTTTATTTTTCTGCAAAAGTACGGAAAATATTGATAGGTTGTATCGGGTTCGGGGTGGTTTCTGTATAGTTTAGACTTTTGCTAAATAAATGAGCAGGAGGTGACTCAGCATAAAATACTGAGGAACAGTGGCTTGGAGGGCGAAAAATTTATTTTGAGCATAGTTAGGCAGAGCCTCATCTTCTTCGTAACTTTGCACCAAGTTCAATAGTGAACGAAACGAATAATCTATTTTATTATGTCAGAATCTAAGACATACATCTTTGGTGAAAACCAAAACGGAGGTTCAAACGGAATGCTTGGACTTCTTGCTCCTCTGCTCCAGAAGCAGGGTGTAGATCCAAATGTGCTTCTCGCTATGAAGGGCAACAACGGCTTCGGCGGTGAAGGTGGTTGGTTCATGTGGGTTATCTTCCTCTTCTTCCTTATGGGTTGGGGCGGCAATGGCTGGGGCGGCTTCGGCAATAACGGTCGTGGCGGTCTTGCTAACGAGATTAACAACGACAATGGTCGTGCCCTCTTGATGGATGCCATCGGTGGTAATCGTAATGCGCTCAGCAATTTGGCGACTCAGCTCAATTGTACCGAAGGTCAGATTCAGAATGCCATTTCTGCTTTGACTTCTCAGGTTCAGAGTGTAGGTAATCAGGTAGGTATGAGCGGCATGCAAACCATCAATGCTTTGCAGCAGGGTAACATGCAGATTGCTCAGCAGATTGCAAACTGCTGCTGCGAGAACCGCTTGGCTATCTGCCAGCAGACTGGTACCTTACAGAATGCCATCAACAACGTGGCTGTAGGTCAGGAGCGTGGCTTCTCTAACGTAGCTTACGAAACCCAGCGCCAGACTTGCGATTTGCATAATGCCATCAAGGAGAGTACTCAGACCATCGTTGACGGTCAGAAGCAGGCTGAGATGCGCGAAATGCAGAACAAGATTGATTCTCTGCGTGAGGAGAACAGTACCTTCAAGGCTTCCGCAATGACTTCACAAATCGTGGGTCAGGCTGTAGCACCAATCAATCAAGTTCTGGCAGGTCTGCAGAACGAGGTTGCAGGTATCAAGTGCAAGCTGCCAGAAACAGTAACCACCCCTTATAGCCCATTTACTGCTGTTCCTAATTGTGTAGCAGCTCAGTATGGTCTATATGGCCTCAATGCAGCCGCAAACGGCTTTTGGGGTTAAAGAAAGGAGGCTGCTATGTTATGGTTAAGACCTTATACATGGGTGAATCGTAACGGTTCGGCGGCTATCGCTTCTACTGGCGTGAAGGTGAATACTGCCGATGTGGTGTTCACCTTTAAAAACCACGCCTTCGTGAATGCCAACTACAGAGGAACGATTTTCGTAAATCTGAAACAGGCTATTCCGACAGGAACGACTGGTACGCTGCCTATCCTTTTCGAGACCAACGGCGTAACCCAAGCTGTAACCAAATTCAACGGTGATGCTTTGACGGTTGCAGACGTGCCGGGAACTGGAGTTGTTCAGCTCTGGTTTGAGAGAGACACTAACACCCTTCAGCTGATGACGGGTATTGTTTAACAAACAGAATAGATAATAGGAGATTACATTATGTTTCAAGGTTTAAGAACAAATTCTTTATTCTATGTGCTCGACAAGGGTGAAAACCCGAACTTGCAGATTGGTCAGGTTGTTTCGGTCAGCAACCCTCAGACAAAATATCCTACCTTCAACAATGGCTTCACGCCTCAGCCTATGGAAACTGTGGTTGATGTGAAGGTGAAGCTGAACGATGAAGAGGTGGATTTCAAGCAGCTACCTGCTAACGGACAGATAGCAAACGACAAGAACCTTGTGGTGAGCGACAACAAGGAAGCCATGAGTGCTGAGGTCGATACGATGCTGAGACAATCCAAGGCGATACTGGAGAGCGTAGATTACCACAAGAAAGTTGTTGATTCTTGTGAGGGAATGCTATTGCAACTCAACCCCCAGATTGCCAAGGAGAGGGAACAGACTGAGAAGATCAGCAAGCTGGAAGGCAAGGTTTCTGGCATGGAGGGCAAGCTCGACAAGATGATGGGATTGCTCCAACAGGCGATAACCAAGTAATCTCCTATCTATTCACTTTAAAAATCTTAGAATTATGATAATGGTTGAGATTACAGAAGACAAGTTTGATGGCTTGTATGAGAACGTGGAGAAGGGCTTGCGCTACTTGGATAAGGCGATGAACTGCCTGGGCGAAATGAAGCGTGAAGGCAGACGTGACCGATACGGCGAGCGTAACCGCATGCCCGATTACAGAGGTCGTGGAGGCAGAAGTGGTATGCGAGAGCATGAAGAGTACGACGACATGCGCCAACGTGACGACAGAGAACGTGGAGAACGTGATTATCGAAGCTACGGCGACGAGTATTAACTAACTTGGGGTTTGGTAGTGAAACAGATTTCGTTACCAAACCCTTTTTAATATCAGAAAGATTATGGAAAGAAAATACAGACAATCTTTGAACGCCTACGATTATCAGCCGGAAGAAATGAGGGCTTACCTTCGCTACAATGGCTGGCACTTCAATAAGAAGATGTGCGAGTGGGCAGTAAAGCAGATGCGGAAGAATGGTAAGCCTATCCGCATGATGAGCAAGGATGATATTGAGGACATCTTGAAGAAGAACAATATCGTGCTGGAGAACAATGTGGGCTATGATGCGGTTTACATCGCACACATGTGTCTGGCTGATTTCTACGGCTCGTCTATCACAGAAGAAAAGCAGATGGCCCAGTTCATCAAAGACTACGTGGATGATGAGGATCAGCAGGACGGTTTCATCTTCAACCGATTCTATGCAGACACATCATTTAATGGTGTGGGTATTCCTTGGGAAGAAATTCTTTAGTGATTAATTATTAGTGATTATTGATTAGTTGAATGACTGAGCAGGAGATATATTTGGAAAGGTATGACTGGACGGTACATGTGATGTACGATGTCCATTCAAAGGATGCCATGAAGGTAAGAAGGCATCTTCGTGATTTGGGATGCAGCGGCATTCCTCTCGAAGATGCCAGTAATCTCGTGCTCGAAGGTGAACCCAACAAAGGGATAACCTATTCTAATGTTGATATAAGAAAAACGGTGGTTGTGATTGGGTGGACTAGTTCGAGGGCAGAGTATATGAATAGCCTCAGCCACGAAATGCTGCATGTTGTTCAGCATATTTCTGAACAGTTTTTGATAAATATGTATGGGGAGGAGGTTTGCTACTTGCTTGGTGGATTGGTGCAGGCTCCTGTAAAATAAAAGGGTGAATCTTTCGACTCACCCTTCTTCTTTATCTATATGGTTTACTCCCCATATTTCGTCTCCTCATACACCAAGTTATGCTCATCTACGTAAGCCTTAGCTTCTGAGTATGTGTCAAACTCTGCTGCGGTGGCATCTACTGCCACATAAACCT